GTGGAATGGTGGGGGTATCGTCTCTGCAATACATCGGGCAGGACCGTATTTACCAGAGATAATGCATCAACATATCCATCCTTTAATATTGGATCAATTGATGGGACGAACCTTCTGGTTTATATGTCATCGAATGGTTCTTCCTATGACATCGCCAACGGCAAGACGTTTGGTGCGTTCACGTTGAACACCTGGATTCATTATGCTATTTCAAGAAGTGGTACAACGTTCTACATGTTTAAAAACGGTGCATTGACGGACACGTGGACAAGCTCGGCGGCACTAAATCCATCCTCCGCTGTTCTTACGATAGGAAACCATTTAACCAATTGGTTGGACGCTGTTTTGGATGAAGTGAGAATCTCCAAAGGAATTGCACGATATACTGCGGCGTTTACAGCCCCTACAAATAAATTCCAATTAACAGGAACGTTTGTGTCTGCATGGACCGCAGCAAACGGAACAGGTACAACATTCTCAGAAAGCCTTACCGTAACTCCTGTCTATGGGACAGAGGGTGCAGAAATCACAATATTGAACGGATCGGCCTACACCGGTTATATCACGTCAATTGATATTTATGGATTTGGTATCTATTCAAACTCTTCAATTGATGATACACAAAGCGATTCCGATTCGATCTCGGAGTATGGTTATTTTAATGCGCACCTACAGCAACAGTATCAACAGGAGCAATACTCGGCAATACTTGAAGGTCTGAAACAAATTCAATTAAACAAACAGCCGCGTACCATTTTGAATTCAATCAGCTTGATTGCAAATTCGTCAGAAGCTAATATGAATATGTTTTTATATACTGATGTGGGTAGTTTAATTCGCGTGCAGAATGATAGTCTTGGTATGGACGGCTGGTTTTATATTCAAGGTGTCGAGTTTGAAATAAAAGGAGCAATAATAATGTTTAAGTGGATTTTGAAACAAACATTTACCCTAACTTTGGGGTTGTCTTTAATGGCCTGCGAATGTCGCGGCGGTGTTACCACAGACGCGATTAACTATGGATATTTACCATATACCTCACAGGATAAAATAGCACATCGTGGTTTTAGTGCGTGGATTAATATGGATGCGATTAGTACCGCAGATCGAGCAGTTATTTTTAGTCAACACTCTGACTTCATCCAATACAGCATCAAGCCAATTGGTTAAATGATTTCCTATTGTAAGAACTGCGGTTGAAGGATTGAGGGCTGCCGAGCTTGTCCAGGTATCGGTTTGTGTGCCATTTTTAAACATATAAAATGTTGTGCCACTTCTACAAATTGCATAATGTATCCATGTGTTTAATGTAAACGCACCAAACGTTTTGCCGTTAGCAATGTCGAACGAAGAACCGTTTGACGACATGTAAACCAATAGATTTGTACCATCACTTGATCCGATATTAAAGGCGGGAAAAGAAGCGGCCTTATCTCTTGTAAAAACAGTCCTTCCCGAGGTAACGCCTAATCGGTATTCCCACCATTCAACCGTAAAATCACCTGTGCCAAAATCCCAATCTGGAGAATCGGGAACGTCAATCCAGGAATTTGTAGCATCAAAATACCCAGCACCCGAACCGAATTTAACGACGTTTGAAATAGGCGAAGCGTCTGTGGCGTTTAATGTTTTGCCTGTTTCATCATCAATATATAATCTAGAATAGGTGCGATATGTTCTCATATCACAATTAAGATATCGAGCAGCGGCTTTGTTAGATTTAGTAACGGCCATTGCTCTAAGTATATCTTGTTTTGTAAATAATTTAGCTCTGCCCATTATTTCTTTTTCTTTAATGGTTTATTAAACCAATCTTCAACCAATTTAATCTTTTTTCAAATATTAAACAAACCATAATAACAAGGAAACACACATTAAGTATAGGAATTAAATTAAATCCAAATACTTTTAACCATTCTCCTCTAGTATATTCATCCTCGAAAATACTAAATAGTATTATACATAATAATGATATTCCTAACGTAATATAAAATAATTCCATAATTTTTTATTTATTTAAATTAATATACGAAAGTATATTTAAGAATCCAAATACTTTTCTTCAATTACCTCATTTGCATACTTTATAGTTTGGATTAACATCCTTTGTCCAGAGCAAGTTATAGCTGATGATAATATTTTGTATCCATCAGTAAATCTCCAAGCGTTAATAGCAAAGGCTCCATATACGGCATTTAATAGGATTTTAAAGGAGTGTTGTTGTGAATCATATAATTTGCCTAGTTCTTCGTTTCCTTCCTTGTATGCTTTACCCATCTTGGATTTATATTCTTTTCTCATCTTAAACCAGTCTGTTAATACTTCGGCAACAACACTTGATTTATCTGTTCTAAAAATAACACCATTAGCGGATACTACATATTTATTTTTTTCAATACTATTAATTAATGTTTTTAATTTAATCGTTTTAGTATTAAAAGTATAAGTTTCTTTATCTAATATTTCAAAATCCACATCCATTTCAGGATCTTTATTCTTCATATCAGATAATCCCCACCATAAATTTCGAGTTGGATTTTCTATAACAACTCTTCCTATTAATGTCTCAATACCTAAATTTAAACTACGTATAATGCTTGGATATAGAGAAGCATAATCATAATCACTTAACCATTTATATACACCAGGTACTGGGTCAAGAAGGAATCCACCAGCATAGCTTTGTACCTTTTTAATACTTTTTAATTCACGAGTTTTTAATTCATTTGCTTTTGTTTTCACAACAACAAAATCTCCATCTATAGAATGTATTTCTCCTTCAATTGATGGTGTTCCTCTTTGGTTATTAACAATATCTCCCTCATTTAATTCTTTAATTTCCTTATTTATAGTTGTTGGTTTATTATGAACAATAATTTTTTTACGTTTTAAATATGTCAGGATAGCTCCCTCATTTAATACAGTATTATAATAAATAGATTCATAAGGAGTATGACATAAATGGGAAATTAATACAGTTAATTGTACAAATTGTAAATTCTTTTCTAATTCTTCAAGTATTTCGACATCTCGAATATTATATTCAATATATCCTTCGGGATCTTTAGCAAGTAATTCATCTAAATTACCCTCATATTCAATTTTACCCAATTTAGCATACTTAACACCAATATCATGTAATTTATATGTTGGTTCTTCTTTAGTAATATATTTTTTAAGTAATCTCATAAAGTCCATACTATTTACCCCACCTAATGTAATAGGTTTATCAGGCATAGATGGAGTATTAATTACTTTCTTTATTGGAGATAACATATTTGCTGTTTCTTCTCCAAATACTTTAAGTATTCTACAATAAAGATAAGGTATATCGAAGAAATCTGAATTATATCCAATTACTATAGTAGGGTCTATTTCCCTCCATTTTGTAATAAACTTGTTTATTAAATCTCTTTCACTATAACAAGTTATTACAGAATTTACTCCTATTATTTTATCCTCTAATTTTTGTTCTGTATCTACAATAAAACATATTCTTTTCTTTTCACCATTTTCAAAATAGGTTAAAGCGATAGATGTTAATTCTGCAGGAGCCGCTTGTATATAACTTGGTGTTAAAGAACCCAATAATTGAATCTCGATATCTAAGTATATAATATTTTGGTATGTTGGTTGTTCGCTGTCTTTGTAATAAAAATCACGAAGAACAGCAATTTCCTTTTGTATATCTTTTTCTAATATTTGGTTATCAAACCAATCATATTTTCCCTCTACTTTTGAAACCTTCTTTCCAAATAAGGTAGTATACTCCCCTTCTTCATCTAATTGATAGACAGGGGCAGAATATTTAAATCGTTTCCATCCCAGAATATCGTCTCTTAGATAAATAAAACCCTTGTCCGGGTTATGCTTTCTTCTTTCGTAATATATACTTTGATACAAATTTTTTACTTTTAATTATTTTCCCACCCAAAGGATAAAAAGTCATAATATTGTTGTTTTATTCTAATTACTTCTACAGGATATTTAAATCTTTCAGATATATCTTTATACCTAATTTGTTGTTGATCACATAATTTAAATATAAAGTTTTTATGTTGCTCGTTTAATATAGTAAAGGAATCTTGAATTTTGTTTGGATAGTTTATTTTCATTTCTTAAATATATAACCTTCAAATGATTTATCCCAATATCTGCGAGTTAAACACGTCCAAACCCAAACATGAACTCGAATATTTCTTCTAAGTTTAATATACCATGGATCTTTATCCATTTCATCTAATATTCTTTCTAGAACTTTACTTCTCATTTTATATATTGTATAAATTTTTTAGGTAAATAAATGTTTTCTAAATCAATAGCATCTTTAAATAATGGACCTACATCTTTTTGGCTTAATCCTGCTAATCCACAACCTATTTCTGTAACTAAAAATATTAAATCAGGTCTAGAAATAGCATATTCAATGAATTCATCAACAAATATTTGGATTTTAGGAATAGATAATGTTTTGGTTATAGAGAAATTCTTAGTAGGAATACCATATGTTCTTCCCTGTAAACCTCTAGGTTGGCCCCAAATAGCTCCCCAAGTTAATGCTTGACGAGCAGCTCCAGCACCATGTCTCCCTGATTCATTACTACCAAAAACAAATATTTCATTTGGTTCTAATTTTGTAATATTTTGTGGAGTTACTCTCATTATTCTTGTTTTAATAATTTATCAATCCTTTTATCAATATTTTTCCAATATTGTTGTTTAGGTGTTAGATTTTTATAAGTTAAATCTTTCTTCATCTGCTTAGACTCTTCATGATTTCTCATTATTTTTGATTTAATACTATTTCGGCTAATACTTTATCTATAGCTTCTTGGTTATCTTTTTTAAATTGAATTCCCTCATCAGAATCAGTCCAAAATAAAAAACCTTCCATATTTTCAATTTCTTTCATTTTAGAGATATTAATATCTTCCCCATCTTGACGAACAATATGGATATTATGTCCTAATTGAATTACTTTTTCTTCATTTTGATAAACATAACCCAATAAAAATATAGGAGCGTCTGTATTATCAATTACTCTTCTAAATATTTCTTTTGTTTTCATTATTTATTTAATATTCTTATTGCTCTTTCAGCACATATTTTAGTTAATCCATATCCTATATCAATACAATCAGGATGATTAATATTATTAGCAGTTCTAACAAAATTTTTTCTTTGTGATTGTAACATATCATTATCATCATCCAAAATAACGTAGTGGGTTACTTTATTTTGATGTTCATCTAACCATTGTTGGACTTCATGACCTCTTTCTACCTCATCATAATTTTCAAATTTCCCTTCTCCAATTAATTGATAACAATCAACAGTTACATCAATTACTTCACCAGGTAATCCCCTTTCTAACCACATTTCTTTCATTCGTTCTAGTCCAGCAAACCTCCAAGTAGATGAAATTACTATTTTAGCTCCGGTTTCTTCAACAACCCATTTAAGATTATCTTCGAAGTGTTTATGAAATAATTGACCAAAGTCATCATGACCTTGACCATAAACATTCAAAACACCATCAATATCTAAAAATATTACTTTCATACTCATTACTTATTGAAATTAAAACACATATACCATAAAACCATAAATGAAATTTATATCCTATTATAAACCACAAATACAATAAAGAGGATGAATTATATAATATATTTTCAAAATCAGTTAGTATAGGGAGTATAAACAAAAATGATAATACTATTATAAAATTTAAACAGTATAATTGTAAACTAATTAATAATATATTTAATATAGATCCCCAAGGATATATTTTTAATGGTTCTACAACTTGTTGGAATATTAATTTAAAAACTCTTAATATTGATTCTTTCATAACTTTATATTAATTTATTTTGTAAATATACGAATAAAATTATGACCTCCAAAGGAGGTCATTTAATTTATTTGCCTGATGACCCAAATGCTCCACTTCCTCTTAATTGGACACTTTTTAATGCTTCAAATTGTTCATCATTCAACTCTACTACTTCATAATCTGGTTTTGGAATTACTGCTACTTGTGCGTATCTTTCTCCTTTTTCAATTAATACGTCGGTATCTCCAACATTATATATTTTAATTCCTAAATTACCTGTATAACCGCTATCTACAGTTCCATAGTGAGGTATTAAATCAAATTTGAATCCTTTAGAACTCCGTAATTGTATCTGCATCCAATATTTATCTTCTTGGTCTATAGTTAGATTAAGTCCGTTTGGTACTACAGCAGACCCCCTTGCAGGTATAATAGTATTTTCAATACATGTTATATCAAAACATGCTGATGTATTACCATATGCTACTCTAGGTACTACGGCATCTGGGTGTTCTTTATGGGCGTAAACTGTTACTTTTTTCATTTTAAAAAATTGATGTGTTTAATTTTAATTGTTTAATTGTTTGTCCTTGACTTTGTATTAATTCTATACTTTCGTTGTATATTTTTTCCAAACCGCGATTAAATCCGAACACGCTATTTAGATTTTTATTTGGTTCTTCACGTTGATAAAAGTATTGGATTGTTTGTTCATTACATTCTGTTTTTATCAACACATCAGGTAAATAATGCCCTTTGGTTGCCATTCTTCTTAGTAAACGATAAGTTAAAATTCCTTCAACTATAATAGGTAAAACGGCGTAATAACAATCATTTACATCACGTTCTAACATATCTAACGCATCTTTTTGACCATATTTTTCTATATAATCATCGGATATTAATAGTTGTCTGTCTAATTCGCTAGCCAATTTTCGTGCTATCGCAACCTTTCCTGTCTTAGTAGCCCCTGTCACAAATATTAATGGGAGGGGGTGACAATATTCTATTATTTTTGATGTAATTAACGATTCAGGTTTCATTCTTTCCTTATTATACCTATTGAAAGTAGTCTTTTAAAATCTTCCAATAATGGATTTTTACTATTGATTAAAACTCTATTTCCTTTATAATAATTATATATTGCATCTCCTTTATCAATTGATAAATTATCCACAACTATATATATTCCGGGCGCAAAATCTGTGGGATCTAACGTTAAATCTTCTTCTACATGGGGTATTGTGCCGTAAGGGATTAGTTCATTCATCCAATCCCTTCTTCGACTACACCCACAATCTTTAATACCTAAGACTTCAGTAGTTTTTTCTACTAGGGATGAAATTCCTGTTGCTTTAAAAACTTTTTCTAAGTCATCCCCCAACCCTCTACTTTCCATTATACATCGAGAGTTTTATCCCAAGCTGAAATGTGCAATCTCGTAAGACCTCTAAATTTATATTTCTTAGCCATTTCCAAAATCCATTGTGTTCTTTCATGGAATTGTTCTCTTGAATCCATTCCTGGCATACAAACTACATTACTTAAAGGAATATTAAATGGTTTAATAAATGTTTCGAACATTTCCCTAATATCTTCTTCATTTGATATAACAAATTTGAATTGGTAATTAGGATGTTCTATTATACGATTAATAGCTTCAGGTACTATACGTTGTTTTTCCGTCATACCAGAATTAGATAATTTTGGTGAACAATTGATTTGGTCTAAATATTCGAATAGTTCTTGTTCTATATAGATAGTTCCATTAGTTTCAATTTCATAATATGGTTTACACATATAAAATTCATAGTCGTATTCATCCCAATATCTAGTAAAGTTTACTATGGCTTCTTGATGTTTTTTAATAGTAGGTTCTCCACCAGTCCATATAATTCTTATGGTACCATTTTTAATATCCTCATATATTCCTTGTTCTTTCCATCTATCAATAAGATATTGGAAATCTTGATTTACACCCCTATATAACCACTGGGATGTTGAATCACAAGTCCATGTTGCTTTACCTTCTTGTTCTAAATCACCTATAAAAATTTCACCATCTGCTAGTGGTTTTTCTTTTAATAGTTTATTAGTAAATAAGCGAGACATTCCACAAGTTAAATTACAATTAGCTAATCTTACGAAGTATGAAGGAATACCTGTCGATATACCTTCTCCTTGGACTGAAAAAAAGTCTGATGATATTAATAATTTGTTTGTTTCTATTTTATCCATATCATTTCTTATTAAGTTTATTTAACCAACTTTGTAATTTAATTTCTATAATCTTTTTTATTAATATAAATCCTCCTATTGATGATAAAGATATTTTCCACCACCAATTATAAAAAAATATGGAGATTAATGATATTCCGAATCCTATATAACACAGCATTATTAATAATCCTGTTATTACTGTAAATTTATAATTTTGAGATGTAAATAAATCTGCAATCATTTGTGTTTTCGTACTCATTATCCTAATTTTATCATATCCATTACTTCTTGCTTAGCTGTTTTTTCATGATTTGAAAATACGCCTGAAACCTCACTAGTTACCATTGAGCAACCTTGATGACCCACACCCCTCTCTGATACACAGTTATGACCTGAGTCGATAACTACCATTACACCAATATTACCTTCGCAGATTTTATTTATAGCATTATGGATATTTACGGTAAGTGCTTCTTGAATTTGTCCCCTTCTTCCAAAGTGTTCAACGATTCTATTTAATTTACTTAAGCCAACTACAGTTCCGTTTTTGCCAGGAATATAGGCGATATGTACCTTACCTTTAATTGCTTGATGATGATGTGAACACATTGAATGTAGTGGTATGTTTTTCTCTAATACAATACCATCATAACCATCTGCGGGAAATGAAGTAATATCTGATAGAACATTGTATCTACCATACCATAAACCATTTACATAAGCTTTAGCTACTCTTCGTGGAGTATTATTTGAATTTGGATCATTCTCCCAATCAACACCCAAAGCAGTTAAAAATTCTCCATATGCTTTAGCAGCATTATGAATAATTACTCCTTTTTCTGATTCATTTAATGAGCGGTATTCGGTTTGTATGACTTTTGATAATTGGGTTGATATACCATTAGCACAACCAATATTTGCAATTTCTAAATCTTCAATTTTAATTTCTTTTCTTTTCGTCATTATATTTATTTAATTATTTTATCCATTTCGCAGACCATGTCAACCTTTATATTAGTAGGAAACAATTTAGGATGTTTTTCTTCAAATATTTTAATAAATTTTGATAGTATAACTAATTCGGACTCTCCTTCCATAAATTGAGGTGAGTAAAAATTATGAATACACACATTTAAATCCCAAGTTATTTTATATAAATTCATTTACTTATGTCTTTAAGATTAACAAATTCATTGTCGTCTTGAATTCCCATTACTTCTCTTTCAATTCTTTCAGCTATTATATCTAGTTCGGTAACATTTATTTCTAACCATTCAAGTCCTTGAGCATAGTCGTAGAATATTTTCTTAATGTGTTCTCTATTTGACATTCTGTTTTTCTTTTAAAGTGCAATTTAATAAATCGGTATAATTTCTTAAATCAATCAATGTGTCTGATACACTTTCATTTTTAGCTTCTTTACCACTAAAAAATAAATTACATAAACGTTGGATTTTTAAAAGAATATAAAACATGTGGGTTCCTTCTATTTTAGTCATATCGACTTCTAAAAGTTTCATTAGCTCATTCATTTGTTTAAAATTCTTTAATACATCTCCATCATCGGCATAATCATATCCTTTGGATTTTAATAATTCTATTCCTTGTTTATTGATTTGTTCAATAAACTCTAATTGTTCTTTTTGTTTCATTCGAAATAATAAGGGTTTTCTTTTGTTTTAAATTCAAAACATTTGGTTAATTTTTTATTTTTAAAATTTATCAATAACATTTCTCCTGGGGGTGTTGGATATGAATTTTGGAATTTAGTACTTGATATATTTAATTCATCGTCTATAAACATTGGAGAAATTTCATTTCTAAAAAGAGTAACCTGAGTTCCGTGTGTCATTAAACAACTAAATGTTCCATCAATATCATCTAATTTTTTCCCGTAACTGTTTTCCCAAACGTGAAGTAATTTAGTATCCCAATCTTCATTAGTTCCTAGTTCTTTATTCATCATTCTAATACAATCCTCCTTTATAATACCGTTATGCCATAAATAGCTATTTAAGAATTGACTCGGATGTATGCATTCTTTATTTTTAGCACTTGTCGTTGGAGCTTGAGTATGAGCTATATAATAATTGCCTTCAGTAAGATTATCTATTAAGCCATAATTGAATTCACCAAAATCTTTATCAACTATTGTGATATTATTTGTAGTTATATCATATTCTGATAAACTATATGAGTGGTTTCCTCTATAAGAGTTTAATTCGATTAATTCTTTTAATTTATCCCTGTCAAAACTACCTACTATTGCACACATTATTTCCAAGGTATTTCTATGGAGTAAGGAATTGGATCTTTAATTCCTACTTTCATAAAGTTCATAATTCGTTCTGAACATGAAGGGCATTTACCACAACTTTCTCCTTTTTCGTTTGGGTTGTAGCAAGTTAAAGTATTTTCCAATAAACTAACTTTATCTAACTCTATACATATTTCTATTTCTTGAGCTTTAGATAAGTGACTAAACGGAGCTACTATTTCTACTTTATGGGTTCTATTTTGTGATGCTACTTTATTAACACTATCAACAAATGTTTGGGATGTATCCCAATACCCGTATTCATCATGAACTTGAAGCCCGGTAAATACATGAGAAGCATTCTCAACTTCTGCTACGGATAAAGTTAATGATAATAATATCATGTTTCGAAAAGGAACATATGTTGGTGGTTGAGGATCTCCTAATACATCTTTGATATTAGGCATCTCAACAGAAGTACCACCTATATTAGCACAAATGGGCTTTGCAATTTCTCCCAAAATAGATAAGTCTATTATTTTATGTTTAATACCTAACATATGACATAAAGTAAATGCTTTTCCTAATTCTATTTTTTGTTTTTGACCATAATCATAACTAATTGCTGATACGTTTTCTTTTCCGTATTTTTCAACTAATAACATAGTCATAACACTACTATCTAATCCGCCTGATAAAACCGCAATTACTTTTTTATCAGTATTTGGTAGATTTTCTAATGATTGTTTTAAATTCATTCTATAAATTTATTATATGCCAGGTATTATTAAGCGTATAGGCAAACGCTATTATCATATAATATTTGTTTTTACCAAATATTTTTTCTCAATTTTAGGGATTACTCTATTATCAGTATTTGGTACTAATTTTACTTTTTGAGTATCATAAAATCCTTTTTTACTTAAAAATTCTAAAATTTTTAAATCATTATTATCCAAACAATGAATATTAGATATTACCCTCCGACATAGTCGGAAGGCTTCATCTCTTGAGGCAGTAACTATACTTTCCTTAGACATAATTAATATGTTTGAGGAACCCCCATTGCATTAAAATATCCTGTTAGAAATGTTATTGGATAGCACATTACTTTTCCTTCATAACCCCCCTGTTTAATATTTTTAGAAGCAACTTTAATACCTTGTTTTTTAGCTTCTTGGAATACTTTTTGACCTAGATCCATTCCTGCTCTTTTACCTAAATATTCATATAAACTTGCATATGATTCCATAAACTATTATTTTAATTATTATTTACCGGGCTCCAATGTTTTCACCCCCTCATTTACTTCCGATTTGGGAGCTAATTCTTGTTGATTTTGGGAAGATGGTCTTAAAGTTTCAATTGCAGTAAGTACTGTAGTAGCGTCTTGTAAACTTAAAACTCCTCCTTTTTGAGCTAATAGTGCTACTTGAATTAGGACGTCGATTGCTTGTGTTTCTTTCATGTTAAATTTGTTTGTTAATTATTTTTCTAAATGTTTTTATATTATCGAATATACAATCTAAAGTTTTTAAATCCAAATCTTTTTCAAAATATTTTTCCATTTTATTTATAGACTTAGTTTTCATATTATCTTCATTATATAAACCATCTTCAATTCCTTTAATTATTGGTGAAGAGGTATCTACCGAATTGACTACTCCAGGCAATGCCTGATTATAATAATGGAATTCTGTTACGTCTGTTGCTCCGAGAAGATGAATCCAATGCTGTTCTTTTATAACACCTTCATCCCATAATTTTTTTATTAATTTAATTCTACCTATTTTAGATTTTAATATAGGATCTTCAACACTTCCTACCTCATTTTGATAAGCAACTGAAGCATGATTGAAAGCAAAGTGTCTGTATCCTAAATCGGTACAATGTCTATAAAGTAACTCTATTTCAGAAAATGATTTGCCTTGTAAAACTACCATCAAATTTAATTTTGGTTCTAATACACCGCTATTTTTTAATCCCATCCAATATTTAGCATCCTTTAAGGTGGTTGTAGAATCGTTCCACGAGTCTTGCACTATATATACATGGCATTTAGTTTCTTTAATGAGTTGTACTTGTTCTTGAATTGTGTAAGTTTCCCCCTCAAAGAGACCATTATCTGCTATTAAAAGACCTTGATAACCATCCATGAATTTTTTATATTCTGGGTATCTTCTGTAAAAATATGGCAATAGATATTGGTAATCATTATACTTTTTACTTTCTTCAAGTAAACACAGTGGGGATTCATGTGAAATTAATATAGACATATTATTTTATTATAAATTGTGGGTAATTGACCTTACATTCTTTATATTTTTGTGTAATTTCGTCTAATCTATTATCACCTAAATATGTATTATTTATTATTTTTTCTATTTTAATATCAATTTCTCTTAATAGCAGATCTGGTGATTTATGACGAGACATAAAAAACAGATCTTCTATTTCATATTTGTCAAATAATAATTTAATTTTACATGATCTAGTATATTTTTCTAATATTTCAACTTTAGTATCAATGAATATTTTTGGACCTATTTTAGGTACATAAATCTCATTTTTTATAGAGGTTGGAATCCACAATAACACCTTTATATCTTTTGGAATTTCATTAACGATAAAATCAACATATCGTTCCATAACGTTATTATCCATATTTTAATTTTTAATTATCCAAGCCGCAGCTGTTCTAGTTCCTTGTTCTACGCAAGTTAATCCTTTATCAACTTGAACGTAGCACTCTTTGTTTTCATCAATTAGTTCTTCAAATTTCTTATCAGAAACACATAAAACAATTATATCACAATCTAAAGGTGTTATACCTAAATTTTTAACAGCATGTGCTACTTGAGAAGCAACCTTACCTTCAGGCATTTTTAAGTTTTTTCTATATATGGCTTTAATCTTCATATTCTCCAGCGTCTAAGTCAAATTTAACACTATCGATATTATGTTCAGCATTTACTACATTTAAATGGTAATAATCTTTTAATTGTTCTTTAGCTAATTCTAATGCTTCTTCTTCACTATCGGCTTCAATATCAAAATTAACATTAAAACTTACTTTTCCTTGTATATTAAATTCCATAATTATATTTCTATTTTATCTAAACTACCATCTGTTTTACTATAACCAACATAACTTGGTTTTAAATCAAATTGAGTTCCATTAAATTTTTCTATATATTTTTGTCCCATACCTTGTTTGATATAAGCTATAGTCATGTGGGGATGATAATCGTGTGGGGACTCTTCATGAGGTAATGATGAAAGAGATTTATTATTTTTAAATAAATAAGGATGTCTTCCTTTTCTTAAATTACCCACATCCAATTTTAACACATCATATTTAGGACTATCGAATATAGAAATATTATAACCAACAAACCTTATAGGTTGTTCTTTTTGAGAAATAATATTTTTTACATCATCTGTAGTTACGTTATCATGTAATCCGTATAACAAAGTGACATGTGGGTCTGTTTCTAATCCAAATGATGGATCTTCTTCATCAATATATAAATCATTCTCATCTATTTGACTATGAATTTCTTTTATTTGAGGAAAATCGAAGAATAACATTACACAACCAAAGTTATGTTTATTATCCTCTAATAATAATTTATTAATTGCTTTTCTTAAATCCATATTAAATAATTATAGATGTTCTAATAGATTTCCCATCTATTTCTTGGTAACATATTAATTTATTATCTTTTTCTTCAATAGAATAAACACCATATTCACTGCTTAAAAATTTATGAAATTCTCCTTTACTAATATGTTGTTTTTCTTTTAAATAATATAATGATTTCATCATATCTTCTAATAAAGGTTTTCTTATATTATTTTCTATCATCATATTCAATAACTCCTTTTTCTTTTGCATAAGCTTCAATTAATAAACCATTTTGGCTATAAAAATGTCCCGATTCTGTTTCTGATATACTCATTCTAACGCATTCAGTAAAACAATTTGGAGTTTCATATATTTTTACTCCATGAATTTTTAATCCTGTTTTAGTATCAGGATATAATGTTTCTGATAATATATCCATTGCTATGAATATCTCTTTCGCAATATTTTCTACTGAAGGATTACAATATTCTCCTTCTCCATTTAAAGACATTAACCATAATTTAGTTCCGTATTGTTTGGTGGTTTGGATTAATAATTCATCTTTTGGATTAAGAATCATCCCATGATCTAGTTTATCATCAATCCATTGACAAAATACTCTTTTTATTTCTTTAAAATCAATCGCATAACCAATTTCTTCCATATTTTCGAAAGAAAAAGTTAATTCATATAGGTAAGTGTGTCCATGGATATTGAAACACTTCATAAATTCATTCATTACTCTGTGCCCCGAATCAAAATTACCTTTTCGTGTAATTAATTGCATGATTTTAGTTTTTTAGTTAATATTTCTTTTTAGTACTATACTTGTTGCGGGATGGCCTCCCATTTCCCATTTTATTACTGTTTTTCGAGAATATCCCGATATTTTATTATTTTTGGTTATTTCACTATAAATCCCAAAATACCCACTTTCATCATAACTGGTTATTAATATATTATCAGGTTTTTTAGATTTACAAAAAATTGTTATAATTTTATATATAGTGGAATATATTTTTATTAAATTTGCATTACCTTTTTTAGGTAAATTTCCACTTAAATCTTTGATATCATTCTTTACCGTAAATCCTACACTAAATATAGTTCCATCCAATTTTTTATCTTCTTTATCTCCAGGAAGATATATACCATCAGGATATTCTACTATACTATATGAATAAACAACATCTCCAACTTTAAAATCACCTCCTCTTAACCCCCCATTAATGGGAACTGCATTATTTATATTTAGTACTACTTCTTTAATTATTCCTAAACTTTCTAAAACGGAATGATCATTTTGAGATAAATCCATATTTAACATATCTTTTACATTCATTATTATAATTTTATTTGTATGAATATACAAAGGTCTCTTATAGAGACCTAGTAATTTTAAATATATTTTATAAAATTTTATACGAATTTAGAATATTTAAGAGTTGCTTTTATTCTATCATCTAGTCCGTTAGTACCACCATTTACTAATTTAGATACGCGAGTGATAGATATAGAATCTATCCCCTTATCACACTCAATCCATATTTTTTTAGAATTAAAATAAAACATAGCAGATTCAAAAGCATATTTAGTTGCTACTAAATCGGGGTTAGTCATTATTTCAGGATCTTTCATAAATTGGGAGAATTTTAAGTAATTTTCTCTTCCTGTTAACTGAATTATCCCTCTTCCACGAAACTTCCAACCATCGCCACTATCTTCATTGCCATTTCCATTTTGATTGGCATACACAAAATTTGCGATTTTATCAGGATGACCCAATAAAGAATTTACTTTAAGTTTTTCCTCTGGACTTAACCATTTATCTCTATTAGTATCAAAATCACTTTTGAATATTTCTAACATCCTTTTAGCAGAATAATTCAAATTTTCTGAGAATATTCGGAAATTCCCTGATTCTACACACGCCTGCCCAAAAAAATGAGATGCTCTACGAGTTGTAGGAATTTGTAGATGTTTTGATATGGCTTTAAAAGAGTTTTCCCCAAAATCCCCATCAGGTTCTAAACCGCATTTTTGCTGCAATAATTGAAGTGCGTTCATAATTATTCTTTTGGTTTACCTTCATTAGAATTTTTAATACCAGACCAAGTTGTCATACCAAATAGAGCTGCTATAAAAGCGTAATCAATGGTTAATACCATTTCTAGTTGTGATAAATCACCAATCATCAACCACTTAGCATGAACTATTACTACTAATATAATTAATATGGCGGCTGTTAGTTTTCTTAAACTAAATCCTTCCAAATTAGTTTTAAAACTATTTAATAATTCTTCTGATATTTTCATCCTCTTAATCTGTCATTCTCTCTCTCAAGATGTTCTACTTTTGTTGTTAATGAAGCTACTTTACCTGTTAAAGTAATTATAGTTTCAAACATTTTTGATTTTTCTTTAGTAGATTCAATTAAAAGTGCTTCTAAATTAGAAACCCTTGCTCTTAAATCTTCCCTATATAGGTGTTCTTCTTTTTTATATTCTTGTTCTATTCTTCTTTTTTCAACTAATTTTTTTTCGTAATACTTCCAGGCTTCGTTAGATCCTAATAAGGTAATAATAGCAATAATGATGGGTATAATTGTTGATTCCAAATCTATTGTAAGTTTAATTTATATCTATAAATATAGAAGGCCCTCTAAGAGGGCCGACTATTTTTATTTATTTTCTATAATAAACAACGAATAAATCCAACAAGATTTACCCAAATAGGTATAAGATTCTTTTTCCATAATTAAAAAATTATTTCGCATGCTCCCCCAGAGCACGCAACCGCACCCATTGTATCTATATCAGCATAACTTGGTTTCTTCAATATAGATGGATAATCAATCAATTTAAAATTTCTAGATATTACACTCCATTTATGCCATAAATGAACATCTTTTAAACAATAAATCGTTTTATTTAGGTCTCCCTTGAAATAATTTTTAGAAAATTGTTTAGTTCTTCTTATCCAATCTTTTTTTAACAATACTTGTTCTCTAGTACCCGTTATTGGCTGCAATGGATCAGAAACAGATCCAGTTGCTGTCCATAAATCATTATTAAAGTAATGAAGCCCATCTACTATAAGTCCTGAAGCAAATAATACTCCATTTCCATATTTTTGGATTAATTCCTCTGTATTTAGAACTGAAGTAAAAGGGGATTGAGGGTAATCTTTGTCCCCAAATAATGAAAGAAAGGATACGGCAGAAAAATTATCTTGCTTCTCAAATATATAGTCCACTACTTCTTCTTTATTATCAATAATAACAGTATTACTCACATTATGGTTGGCCGTTTTTATATAACAAGCTTCTTCTCTTTTACCTTCGGTTACCCAATATTTTTGAACCAATTCGATAAGTTTAAGATGTTTTACTCCCTGCACCTCATCTTTATACATAGTAACTTCATTGTTTTCACAAGGAGAATAAACAACGTAATCAGTTTTAGTACTACTCCATACTGATTCTTCCAATATTTCGGGACATGTTTCTTCTAAATATTTAGCGGTATCACTATCTTTATTCAATTGCATTATTCTAAAATATCTTTTAGAATGTTCTGGATGAATTCCGGATGGAGTTTTTAATATCACAGAAGCATTTCCTGAAGGTTTAACTGTTGTACTTCTTGCGGCAACATTTATCCCTATTGCTTTAGCTACTTCCTCATTTGTTTCTTTCACAATATGAGCTCCTCTGGTTAATATTTCTTCATCAAATAGTTCTGGTCTAGCCATCCATCCTGTTATTGAAACTCCTAATAATGCTTCCCCAGCAACTATTTCTTCCGTTTCTTTTCCTAAATAAGGGAATGAAGTATATCCGGCTTGCATAGTACCAACAATAGATGATTTTCTACATAATTCGTAAAATTTCTCTTTACTAAATTTTCCTTTTTTATCACAACAAGCAGATGCACTTATTTCATTCAAATTACAAAATTGAAAAACCGCCCTCATTTTGTCTTTGATTTGTTCATAAAAATTGAATTGAATTTCAAAACAAGGATTAAACATATCATCTTCATGAGACATAAAAACAAATCCCAAATCATTATCTCCTTCATTTAATGCTACTAAATCCTCAAATTGTTGCTTTGTAAATTTATTTCGCATTAATCCAACAGAGTTATTACTTCTAGCTCTCCAAGGATATCTACTTCTCCAATCTCCAACCTTAGCATTAATCATATCTTCATCATCCTCATCAATAACAACATTCATTGCTGATCTTCTAACACCCCCACTAAGTACAGCATCGGATAAATGCATGAATATATCGTATGCTATTATGGACTTAAATGGTGTTGATTCTGCTGAACCTATGCTTTGGTTTAAAAGGTCTTCTATTCTTTCTAAAGATTGTTTTAATCCATCGGGCCCGGGTGCTCTAAATCCTCCAGATATTAATGCTCCTTTTGGCCTAATTAATGAATAATCTAATTTTATTACATATCCATAGTATTCTTCATATAGAGACTCATGTTTACAAAATGAACTAATTAATACTTTACATGCTTCTCCCCACCCTTCTGTTGAATCTGGAATTTGGAATTCTTTTACTCCATTTTTTCTCTTATCGATTGAGGGAAGTTGTGATATGAATTTTTTCTTCAAGGAAACTCCCAGTCCAGTACCGGCTAACAAAACAAATAACCCTTTATTAAAAACATCTGGTGAATATGCATATGTTACGCAACAATTATATAACCTCGCATGGTTTTTTAATATAAGATTTTCCCTAAATTGGAGATTTCTTTGCGAAGATAAAAACTCTTTATTATAATATGAGTCTATTACCTCATTTATATAAGGAGTTACCACTTCACCATATTTTAAATAATGAGTATTCAACACTTTTTTACACGCTTCATTCCACGTTTCATATCTACCTAAATTATCATCCCACTTTAGATAATCAGTATATAGTTTTAATTGTGATACGAATTCTTTACCTTTTGACATTAATTTATTGTTTTAATTTTAATAATTTCTTCATCATAAACCTCTATTTCATTAATTTTGTTTTGTTCCATATCTTTTATTTAAGTTGTAGAGATAAATATTACTCTATTTTAAAAGATTGAAATCTAGATAATAATACTTCTTTTTCTTCTTGTTGGATATCTCTAGGGTTTGTTGATTTAGGTTTGGGTTTATATTCCTCTGTATCGTCATATTCTTCACCAAAAATAAATTCTCCATAAGATGTATCAATTTCAACATTATAAGTCATTCCATCAGGACCATATCTGTTTTTTTGTATGTGAGCTCTACCAGTACCATTTACTTTATCTTTTTTAAGTCTTGATAAAGACATACCAAAATCAACAATTGCTTGTTTTTCATATGAACCAGCAGATTTATCTCCCTCTACTACATCATCTTTAGCCCCAGCTCTATTCACCTGTGATACAGACCAAATAGGAAGATTTAATTCCTTTCCTAGACCTTTAGTACCATAGTAAATATCATCTAATTCTTCTTTCTTATCTTTACGTCTTGAAGGAGGTTTTAATAAATCTACATAATCAATGATAACTAAATCGGCAGCAAATCCCAAATCTTTGGATTTTTGAATGTGTGATTTTAATGTAGATAATGATGCTCCTTTGGGAGGATATTCTTTAATAATTAAATTATTCGCATAATCTTTAATAGTACTTAAAATATATTCTTTATGATTATGCACTTCACTCACTGAAATTTTAGTGAAGCATGCATCATATCTTTTTCCAACATAATCTTCCCCTAATTCTAAAGTATAATGTATTACTTTATATCCTAAAGTCATTGCTATTACCCCAATAGCTACTAAAGCCCAAGACTTACCACCCCCCGGCCCTCCGTATATTAATCCAAAATCACCACCACCTAGACCTCCTTGTAATAATTTATTTATTTTATCCCAAGGAGTAGGAACAGCATTTCTACTACTTTCTAAATATCTTTTTTCAAAATCACGAACATATTCATGCCCCATGTCTTTATCTTGTCCTGCTTTTAATGCATTATCAATTACTACACGGATCTCATCATAATCCCCGATATTTAATAAATCTACAGAATCTAATAAAGCCTTTTTTAATTTCTGATTTACACAAAAATCACTAAATTCTTGTTCGATCCACCCTTTATCTTCATTTATTAAAGTGAAAACTAATTTTAATTGCTCTTTAATAGCAACTTGGAGGACTTCATTCTCTAATTTTTTAACTTCAATTTTAAAATACTCAAGATCGGGAGTAATATGGAATTGATCAAAATATTTTAATGTTTCTTCAACAATCCATCTATTTCCTTGATGTTCAAAATAATCTAATTCTATTGTATCTCTTACCCCAAGCAAAAATGCTCTATCTTTAAGTAATGAGTTAATTACCTTAAGTTGGAAGCCGTGTCCGTAATCACTTAATGACTTTAATGCACTCATAACTTGTTATTTTATTTATATTTATTTAATCCTTCAAAATTGTTTGTTAACCACATGTTTAATCCTTTTATTGAATCTTCCAATTTATCCTCATTATAATAATTCAAAAATTTTGTTTTATTAAAATTATAAGGTTTAGCGTTAACTAATTCATCTAATCTAACTTTTTCTTGTTCTGGTATATTTGGTTCCTTCAAATCCATCAGTTGTTCATTAATTTTTAACTGATGTCTAAAATTGTAAACATTTCCATATAATGGATTATTATCTGATTCAATGTAGCTTTTATTTATAATATCTTGTAGTAGAACTACTTTATGTTGAGTTAATTCAGGGAACAATTTATATATTTTTCCTTCACCAATTTTAGGCACTTTAGGCACATTATCAGAAACATCCCCCAATATAACCTTTTTGTTTAAGAAATTTTGAGGCCATACTTTAAATTCACGGTAAACAGCTTCAGGTGTATAGTATTTTTTCTTTATAGGTGAATATACGGTGATTTTTTCACTTACCAACTGTAGGAAATCTTGATCTGCAGATACTATTATAGATTTATCAAATTTAGGCGCAAGATAAGCGATTACATCGTCTGCCTCAAGTTTATCAATAATAGATATGCTTACCGGGAGACATTTCAGATAATCAATTAATCTTAGCATTTGGTCTTTCATAGATTCAGATTCTTGTTCTAAATTATCAAATCCTGTCCAATTAGTTATGCGTTTAATCTTTCTAGTTCCTTTATAATCAGAATATATATTTTTCTTATTAGTAATATTTCCCTCACCATCAAAAATCAATATAACTCTTGTTGGTTGTAAAGTGTTTATCATTGAACCTAATGAACGCAAATATCCCGTTAATCCTCCGGTATGATGTCCCTGAGTATTAAATTTGTTGATTACAGAGAATGAACGTATAAACATATTCATACTATCAATCAAAATAACCCTGTCGTTTAGTGACAGGGTTTCTTCTTTGCTATTCTCCTGTAAGGAGTCTAGCATATCTTTATATTTAGACATCTATAAAATCAATTTCATTATCCTGAACTGTTTCTTCGGTAAATTCAAAATCTTCTGATCCTAGAACCAATCCCCATTCCTTCTTGTGCTCCTTTTTATAAGCATCTTGAGATGATGGAGTATCTTTTATAAACCCATGTGCTGTACTTATGATAGTTCCTTTACCTACATTCCCTGTAACATGATTTTTATCTACTTGAACTTTGGTTTTTAGTCCCCACTCAATAACTCTTTTATCTTTTGTTACGTTTAATTTTTGGGTACCATCACTTGTTATATTACCAAAGGTAATAGCCATAGAACAGTCATAATACATAGAATCCCCATTTTTATTTTTCATTTTGGGCTGAGCCATAGGCATTAAAGCAGGTTCAATCCAAATTTTATTTACATAAATAGCGGTATTTGTATATGGTTGTGATTCTTTCCTTGACAAAACGATTTGTTGGTTAACAAAATTTGCGAATTGTTGGGATAGTGCGGCAGCATTCCACATAGGACTATTAGAACTTTTTTCAATACTCATTCTACAAGGAATAGAACCTATCGAATCCCATAAAAATAACAAATCGTATGGAAGGTTTCCTTTCTTCTGTTCATTCAGCATATCCATAATAAATTCAGCAACATCTTCTATACATTTAAGGCGTTCCGAATCTACATATATAAAGAAACCATCATAAGATACATTCAAGTCTTTATCCACCACTTTACCTAAATTAAAGCCCATTGTTTCCCAATGTTCCCAACTATGTTTCATTTCCGTAATAATAATCACAGGCAATATTCCATCTTTTTGGGCTTGAATGGCTTGTTCAATGAGTAATGTAGTTTTTCCTGTATTACTTCTCCCACGTATAAGAGTTGTATGACCTTTTGGAGTTCCAGGGACTTGAAGTACCTCTTGCATAGCATCGGTAAATTTTATCCATTCTTGGGGTTTGTAATATGAATTAGATGAACCTAGATTTTTTCCATTTTTGAACTTATCTAATGAAAATGTTGAATTAATCTTTTTATTTATCTCTCCGGAGAGACTTTTTTCTTTAGCCATATTTTAGTTTTAAAACCCCTCCGAAGAGGGGTGATTAATTTAATCTTGATAACTCCATTTAAAATTACCAGCAGTTTTATATTTTCCTCTACAACATTGAGATATTGCAGTTTTTTGTATTTGGAGACTATTTCCAGCATCTTTAATACTGTTCCATAATTTTATAAAATTTTTCTCCATATCCATTTGTATAACTTTTATATTTGATCTATGAGATGGAAATACATAATTTTCATTAATTGGATCGTTCTCATACCTCCACATAAAATTACCAGCAGTGTATTTTTTACCTCTACAACAAGCACTTATTCCGGTTTCTTGAATTCCTAATTCCATACTAGCTTCTTTAATACTATTCCACACTCCCAATTCATTATTATTTAAATCATATTGGATTATTTTTATACATCCTTTATGAGAAGAAATATTGAAATTAGTATTTATTGGGTATTCTTTATACCTCCACATAAAATTACCAGCTGTTTTTTGTTTACCTCTCAATGTAGATGAAACTCCCCATATTTTAGTCTCTTGTACTGCTTCTTTTATACTGCAATATTCTTTAACAAAATTGTTTTTTAAATCATATTGCAAAACAGACTTAGATAATTTTTTAGATACTATATTTTTGTTGGTTTCAGATTTAGTTTTTCCTTGATTAGATTTACCTATTTTTAATTTATGTTCATCAGTGCAAAAATTTACTCCACTTCCTCCCTTATTTTTATTTTGAATTTCAAAACCCAAAAACCTAAAATATTCTATCCAAAAACACTCTAAAGGAATCCACTCATATCTATTTACAGAATTAATCTCGTCTATATAACTATATATAATCTTATTTCCAAAAGTCTTTTTATGACTTTTTTTTCTAGAACTAATAGTTTTACCTATATAAACTTTATTTGGATCATCATAACAGTTAGTAACTAGATAGATTTTTGTAATTTTGGGCGGGGAAGTAATATTCATAATAATATAATTTATGTATAAATATTACAACTCTACCCAATAATTAACTAGTCTTCCTTAAAAAGATCATCAAATTCACTAGTACTCAAAACTTCTGTTTTAACTTTAGCAGGTTCTTTCTTTTCAGATTCGAATGATGGGGGAAATGCTTGACTTTTTTCAGTTGTAGTTGTTTCTTCTTCAGGATTTAACCATTCCTCAAGGAATCCTTTAATTTCATCAAAAGTGTATCTTTTATAAAAAGAAGATGGATCAACTTGTTCTCCTAACAATATTTCTAATTGTTTTGGATCTTTACTTAATGGTGATGCTTTCATTGAAGGACGTAATGTAGATTCTGTATAAACAGGACCTTGTACTACTTCAAGTTTAATATCTCTACCTTCTAAAACATCAGTAAAATCACCTACTTCTTCATCAGCAGCTAAAGCCATAAGTTCTGTATAAACTTGTTTTCCAAATTCATAAAATCTTACACCTTTTTCTTCTTCACCTCTAACCACAACAGGAGCAAATACTCTCATTTTAGGTTCAAGTTTTTTAGCTAATTTCCAATCTTCTGGTTCTTTTGATTTTTTTAAATTCTTCGCGAATTCAACAATTGGATCTTTTTCTCCAAAATTAATTGGTGAAATAATAGTTCTTTTTCCAAACCCATAATGGAAATACAATTCGATAAATGGATTATCAGGGTTAGCTTGGAGAGGTACAAAGCGAATCAAATGTTTCCCTACACCTAGCTTAACAAAATGCTTCAACTTTTCTTCGTTGTTTTTGTTATTTTTGCCTTTTTGAGGATTTTGAATTTGATCCAATTTTGCTTGAATGCTCTTAATGTCCATATTTAAAATTTATTGGTTACTTATTTATGTTATACTATACGAAGGAATTTTAGGTAATCCAAGTATCTTATATAAGGTTTAAAAAGAGGATAATAAGATATCCTCACTTAATCACACGATATTTAGGTTATAACCCTTCTATAACCATTGTATATCTAGGATAATCATATCCTTCATTATTTACAAATATAATAATATCTTTACCGGAAGGGGTGGATTTCCTTAATAAAGAATATTGATCTCTCCTATTTAAATATATATCTTGAATATTATGAGATTCTCTATTATTAATATCTATTATAGGTAATTCTTTTAATGCTTGTCTTATTTTGGAGGGGGATAATAACGGATAGTTTTTATCTAAATCTTCAATTTCATATCCCATATCTTCTAAATATTGAGGACTTAATTTATTTAAATCAAAAATTTCTATATCATTAATATCGTTATGTTTAGAACCACCAGTAAGATTACCATAAATAGTTTCCTTATCTTCTTCAGATAATACGGGATTATTTACTTTTACTTCATTTAATCCAGCAAGATATTGTAATCTTTTTATTTCCTCCATTATAGTATAATTATTAAATACCACAAACACATACATACAGCATTATCTAATACTTTATATTTTTGGTATTGTTCTTCTAAGTGTTTTTTAATTTCTTCTGTTAATAAACTTCCACCACTTTCATTTAATAAATGAATATCAACTTCACTAGTTTCATTATATATTTTTATAGTAAGATAAATACATAAAATTATATATAAAGGAATCATAGGAATTTTAAATATTTTATATAAGAAATTCATTACAATGTAATTATTTTATATATTTTTGTGGACATTTTTTTCAATACACCGTCATTAACTAATAATATAGAATTTTTATAATCTTCCCAATTAATTACATATTGATTATCTACTTTCCCCCCATTAACTTCTTTTATTAGTGCGTTTAATGAATTTATACTATAAAGTACGTTAAATTCTTTTTTTCTATGTAATAAAATTGTATTAGGTAGTACTTTGTCTGAAATATTGAATTGGTCTACGTTGTACGTGGTGATGAGTTCATCTTTTCCTTCTACTTCTAAAACAAATATTTTATTAAATAAAACAGAATATCGTTTATTAACTTCTTGAATTGTTTCATCTAAATTTTCAGGTAGTACGAAAGTTGTAAATAACTTTGATGTAGGATTTTGGATTTGCGGCATAATATTGAAATTTTCATCAATAAATATATCATCTTGGTGTGTCTGTTGCATAATCTTTATTTAGGGTTATTAATTCTATTATTTTTATTTTATTTGATAAAAAACCATTTTCCTCCTTGAGACAAAGGCCTTTTTAATTCTTCAAAATCTTCTATTTCAACTTTGGCCCAAACTCTATTCTTCATAGATAAATGAGGAGCATGAGGAGTTAAAACAGAGTGCCAATAAGGACGAACTTTAAATCCTTTAGTTGGATGAGATTCAGCACTCAACCATTCATTTAACGGTAAAGGCTTTTTATTAATAAATAAAGATGTTATATCTCCATTATTTAATATTCTAAATAGTTTATATACTATCAATTATTCTATCTTTTTTAAATTATTATAATCTTTTCCATACGCAACACTTGATTTAAATCCACTTTGTTCAATTAATGTTTTTATATCTTTTAATATACTTTTATTATCATTATTATAATCAATAAGGTATGAATCATATGTATATAATATACAACTACTATTTTTATCTTCCAAATATTTTAATAAAAGTTTAATATTTTGTATATTATAATATGTTTCAGCGGACTGAATTATGTAATTATATATTTTTTGTGGTGTTGGGTTTGATATTTCCGATAACTTAATTTTCCTCCCACCAACCAATTCAGCGTATCCATTTTCTTGCATTGTAATCCATATCCCCTCAATATATTTTTCCAATTTTTGCCAAAAAGGTACATGTTTATATTGAGGAAAAACACCCCCATTCATCATTTTGAATGAAAGTTGTTTACTTTTCTTATACTCTTCTTCAGTTAATTCCTCTTTTTGGAAATACATTTTACCCATTTCGGTATGAATATCTTCTTCAACAAATTCATATTCAATTAATTTAGCTGATATGAGTAAGTGGTATGCGCGCATATCAAATTCAAATAAATATTCTTCTTTAGGTATTATAAATTCTCGTGTTCCATCCAGTTTTTTTAATGCAGCAAAATTAATTCCATTAAAGGAGTTAGATGGACGTGAAGTAAAATTATATAAATTATATTGCGTGTATATTTTACCATCCTTTATAGAAAATTGTGGATGTTTTATAGAATAATGTTGTTCAAATTTAGCGCGATCTATGGTTATCCCTTCTTTTTCAATACAGTACATATAATATATATAGTCTGTATTATAATACGCAGAAGACACGCTTTTTCCTATATAATCCTGTATAAAACAATATATAGATTCTTGTTCTTCATAATGTTTAGATATTGGAATAAATGAATTTAAATTAGTTTTTGTTTTAAAAGACCCTTCAATATATCCAGCAACTATTGATTTAAAATCAGGTATTTCTAGGGAAAAAATTGTGTTTTCTAAATGCAATAAATTAATATCTATTACATTATTATCTTTAAATTCTTCCCCTAAATAATATAATATTTTTTTCTTATCTAAAACATATATTTGAGGATGTTTTAATAAAAATTCCTTAATTAAATTTATATCTAAATCTATTCCATCATTGTGGTTTATACTAAACATATATCCCTTATGTCCCTCTACCTTATAATAAATTAAAGATACTTGAGTTAATTTTGGATGATAATTATGATTTAAAGGAATTACCGCAACATAACACGGTTTGTTATAAGATAATTTTTCTAATTGATTCTTATTGTCTATTAACCAAAACATAACTTTTTATTTATTTCCTCTAATATACGAAATAAAATTTACAAAACCTAATTTTTATGGTTTGTAAAATTGTTGTAGATTAGTTAGATATTGTTTTATACCTGAAAATGTTTTTTCTTTATTATCTATTATTCTTTGATTTGTATCTATTACTCCTGCTCTAACTATAGTACCATTTGGTCTTTCATCATATAAAGGGCCGGAAATTTGCCAAAATAATGATGTAACTTTCCATAAAGGATAGTTATATATTCCTCCTTCATTGAATAAATCGGTGTATGTGTTTTGGTCTATTTCAATGATTTTAAAATTACGAATAGTTCTTTGTTTAGCAAAGTATCTTGTAATTTTTTTAAAAGAATAATCTTGTTCGGTTGGTTTGGGATAGAAGGGAGAAGGTTCAATCAATTCAACCATACTTATATTACCTTTATTTAATCTATTAAAAGTGGATGTGTCTTTATTTTTAGGAATTTTAATATCTCCACTTTTTGGAAGTTCTGATTTAATTAATGGTAATTTTATAACAGTTTGTGGGTTATCTCCAGCAAAGTATTTTCCATCATAAGTTATATAATAAGAGCCTACATAGGATTTACCTTCTTCCGTAATAAATTCTCCCGGATTAGCTTTTTGTGATGTTATTATGCGAGATTTTGGAAAATAAGACATGTTATTTATTTTGAAAAGATTGTTTTACCGATAATTATCCCTCCTCTTGATTTTAATTCTTGGAGGTATTTTACATTAGTTCCCGCCCCATATGCTTTTGGATCTGCGGCGGTAAAATTAATTATGTTCCAGGGAACTTTGATTAATATGTTTTGTATAGCACCAAATATTAAATTTTGGTTATTTTGATCTGGGCCTTTTGTATAATTTATGCTTGGAGTATGTCCATTATTTTTTGTTCCTGTTACAGATTGAAATTGGTTTTTTTCATATAAAACTTGAGTTACACCATCCACTTTATATTTTCTAGCTCTGTTTAATATAGCAGCAGCAACATATGCTCTTTCTGTTTGGTTTGAACTGGATTCAGCAAAAGTAGCAGCAATTAATTGATTCCACTCTTTATCAGACATTTTTCTTCCTAAATAAGATTCTGCGGATTTTCTTGCTTGTTGGTTACCGGCTGTATAATTAGTAAATTCAAAATAAACTCCACTATTTACGTCTGTTAATCCGGTAGGGGCTTGTCCTAATTTTTCTATATAAGCTTGTATATCTTCCTTATCAAACCTTATGTTAATAGTTTGTCCGGTAATTTTTGTCGTCCATTTATTATCTGCAAAATTCTGATTAATGCTATGTATAATAAAAGCTATTTTTTGTTTATTATCTATTGTTTTATATGATGAAGGCAATAAATTAACTGGTATAGTAAAAGCTGAATTAGGAATTATTCCTGATATTCCATCCATTTCAAGACTAAAATCTAACGGAATTATTATTGATGCTCTGTTTGTAGAATCTATTTTGGTTCGGAATTCTGAAATTAATTCTTTGTATGTGTTTATTGAGGGATCTATAGAGGCAACATCTACCTTAAATATGGTTTCCCCCATTATTTGTTTTAAATGAATCTTTAATGTATCTAAATTATTTACACTTATTTGATTTGTATTAGATGATGTAATACCTAAAGTTTCTGCAACCACTTTAGAGGAAGTTTTTTCCGTTGCAACTCGATCTATTAATCCTCTAGATAAGTTTGATATAGCAAAAGCATCATCACCCAATGATTCAGGATGAGCTTGAGCTGCTATTGTTATCATACTAGCCATATTGGGGCCTATTTTTGATTTAAAACTATAGTTATAAACTATACTTTTATTTCCATATAAAGGAATTTCTGTATACTGATTAATATCTTCTAATTCAGAACGCAAAGATGTTTTATTATCATCAATTATTCTCATACATTTATTAGAATCATCTATTGATATTCTAAATTCATTAAATCCACACAACGATTTACTTATTCCTTCTAGAATAGTATTTAAAAAGTCTGATAGGTTTACTTTCCCCTTTCCATCATTTTCTCTTTGTTGTCTTAATATATCTGTTATATAATTTATATTAATAGCTATATACATCATTCTAGCACGGACTTCTTTCTCAGATGAGGTAACATTTAAATACCCATTGGTTGGTCCTCCTCCCCCAGTTTCAGATACACTTACTCTTTTTGTTTTTGTTTTTCCCTCCTCATCTACATATCTTACATTCTTCATTTGAACTACATTTCCATTTAATGAATTAAATAATTCATCGGACATTGTTCCTAACCCAAAAGGATCATCTAAATTATTTTGGTTCCTTGGTATAATACATACCCTAGGGTCCATAGATATCTGTCCTCTAAATGTAGAACAATAATTCAAACTGTCATTAAAATCTAAATATATATGAGGTTTACTTACTCCATCCACTTTATCATATATCATTCCCGTAGAGGTAAGTAATGCTAATAAATGTCCTAATGTTATATAAACAGAATCTTCGGTAATTCCTCCATCAGGATTCATTTTATATGGGACTCTAATTGCACTAAATAATGTATTATCCACTGTAGGGATTTCTATTTCAGGACCTCCATTATTTCTATTTATTTCAGATATTAAAGAATAGTGATTTCCTTTTATAGCAGTTGGATCACCATCTATATTACCATCTTCTTTAAATTTAATAAAATTATATGGACCATGAGTAAATATTTTATTAAGTAATTCTCTGTATTTAGGTGTGCTAGTTCCTACTATAGAAGTCCCATTAAGTTTAGTATCTAATGCTATAACTCTTTCATTTATAGAAAATAATGCATTATTTAATAAAGATAAATCTTTATCCGCTACTCGAGAAGTAATAGTAATATCTTCAGACTCAGTTATAGGTGTTTTTTTAGTAAATGAAAAATTTACATTTTTATCTACGGCTTGATTTATTTTTAATGATTCGAGTATATCCCCAGCCCCAACTAATTTTATATCGCAAATATATGAACCATCGCTTTGTGCTTCCCATCCAAAATTAGATGTAACTCCTATCATGGCATCGTAATTACCAGAATGAGATACTCTTTTATTTTGTATAGCTTTTACTAAACTTTCTTTAGTTTTATGTTGGAAAACATTTAACGGTAGAGGTTTTTTCAAATTTAAATTTTCATCCAAATAAACCGTGTGACCCCACTCTAATACAAGAGAAAATCCCAGCTTCATATATAAAGCATCGAATAATTCAAGTTGTTCAAGGTCATAACAAATAAATTTTATAGAAGCGTATTGTAGTGTACCTAATTTACCTGCTGAGCTTAAATCAATTGAAGTTATACCAGGCATAGGTTTGAAACCTAGTGGTCTTCCCTCTAACATACCATACACTCCATCTTTTCCAACACCAGAACGATTTGTTATGCCAGTATATTCATTAGAACTGTTGGTATGACCTTCTACTGTACCTCCTTGTAATATATATTTTTTAGCTAAAGCATCACCACTTAATCCATATTTTTTGAATAAGGGATGTGATGTTTGAACGTCAACACATGAAGTTAACCTAATCCAAGAATTTTTATTATTTAAATAAATTAAATGCTTATTTTCTCGTTTTATGTTAGATTCTTCAAGAAATTTTTTACGTTTTTCTATTTCATTAGCGACATATGGAAGAAATGGCCCACCCGCTATATTTGTAAATTTTTCAGCCATAACATTATTTAAATTTTTCCAAATATTTATCTAAAGAATTTGAAAATTCTTTTTCTTTAATGGGATTATCCATCACTTCACTAAATTCTCCACCATATATTTCAGAACTATCTATATCATTAAGTATCCATCCCTTAATTCCTCCTTCATCATCTTGTTTAACATTAACACTTCCGTATTCATCAATCCATTCTTGAATGCATTTATCTATAATGTCTTTATATTTTAATATAAGAGGATGAATCGTTGGGTTATTTACTTTTACTTCAGTCAATATCCCAGCCAATTGTTGTAGGCGTTTTATTTCGTTATATTTCATTTTCTTTATTAAAAGTATTTATTATGGCTGTAATGTCTTTAGGTATTCTAAGCTGTATTCCGATAGGAGGATAAAATGAGTCGCATTCTAAATCGTTTACCATAGCAACAACCCACCAAAAGGATTCATCACCCCAAAAATCATAAGCAATAAGGTCTAATCTATCCTCAAATGATGTAATAATATACACATCACTTTCTTGATATCCTATTTCGGGATAATAAGTTTGTGAGTATATATTTTTTCCATCTAAGGATTTTTGTGTTGGTATAGTTAAGTAACGTGATGACATAATTATATTTTATTTAATCATTAATAGGATTTTTTCCTAATAATACTTGGAATGGATTTTTATCTCTAATGAAATTTTCGATATCTCCTATATTTTCTGATATTAATGATGGTACATTATAGTCATTTCTAGTAATTGTTCTTGGTAGTGTATGTAATATTGGAGCAAAAGTTACTGATACGTTTATTGCTTGAGGTAATTCCATCATATCATTATCTTTACCTCCTTCTGGTTCATCCATTTTTATTTCCCAAGTATAATTATCATCAATAGAAAAATTAAGGGATTTTAACACACCCGGAGTTCTATATAAATATTCACCTATAGTAAGTCTAGTTATATTACCTCTCATAAATCCTGTCCCTAAATCGTAATCAGGAGATAGAGTTGAATTAAGGTAATTTAATTTTTGCCATAAAGGTTTCATTTCCTGTTTAGATTGGGCTATTACAATAAAATTAAATGAAATAGTTCTATCAAATCCTTGATAGTTATATATATTTTCTCCTCTACCAGCATATTTTTTACTATTCCAATCAGCACTATTATTATCTGTAAATCCTTTTAAATAAGCTCTAAAATGTGTTCTATATGTATTATTTGGATTATCATTATCTATAGTTTCAAAGGCAAATTTTATTAAATCTCTTGTATTTGGGTCTTTTTCTACTGTGTTTTTTTCAAAATTACCATAATATATAGGAGACATATTTACCTTATCCTGACCATCTTTATTTATAGTATTAGTATTAGTTCGCATATTCCTTGTTCTTGAACCAGGAGCACCAATCCCAATACGAGTAGTCATAGGTACCATATTATCCTTATAATTTTTAGTATATGAACTCCCTGATGGAAGACCTAATCTAAAATCATTAAATAAAGTATTAGTTACAACTCCATTTACTACTACAGATTCTTTATCTTTTAATTGGTTATATGTCAATGTATTAAAGAATGGGGAGACATTTGATGTACTTTTTTCAGGTTGGAAAATATTCCCATTACCATCTATACCTAACAATGAGTCATAGCTACCACTAGGTGAAATATCTTTTATAAAACCACTTATATCATATCCTGGATTTTGTTTGTTTGATCCTAATGAGGATGTAGTACTAGATGAAATATATAATGGTATTAATGAAGATTTAGGAGCTTTATTAGTGTTAATAGCAACACCCTTATGGTCTGTTGCTTTAAACATAACAGTTTCTCCCTCTCCATATGTAGAACCAGGTCCTCCAAGATAATTAAATATCTGAAATTCATCATTAGAAATCCCTAAATTTTCTAATTTAGATTGGTCAATTTCTTCTCCTAATATTTTTGATTTATATAAAGTTACAAGTCTATTATCTTCTGTTTCTTTTTTACCAACAATAGAAAAATATTTATTATCGGGATCTAATAATGTAAGAGGAGTTGCTCCGGGTCTTGGGTAATGAGTTCCTGTACCCGCTGTCAAAACGGATAGTAATAAATTTGAATTCAAATTATAAGTTTGAGTATTGATTCTTCCTCCATTTTTGCCTGTTTCAGATAATGGATTGGATTTTTGCAAACCAACTTGTTTTGAAGTAAAATTACTACCTTTAGGAAAATCAGTTAAAAACTTGCGTACTCTGATTGCATCTTCTGCTGCGGCACGCACTGAATATAAACCTCCTCTTATTGGATAATCCGAACTGAATCGCGCAGTTTCTCGCGCTATATCTTGAGTTGTTTGATTGTTGTCGTATGATTTAATATAAGGTAAACCAGAACTTCCCCCATCAGGTTGGTCTTTTCCAAACTTAAGTGTTTTTAAATTAGATTTAATTTCTCTTAACATATAAAAATTTTAGTCCGTTTTTAGTTTGTTTTGAAAGTCCTGTTAAAATGTTAGATATAGATGTCTTATTAATATTTAGTTTATTAGAAGCATCAATTATCGATTCATAAATTATCCCATTAGAACACGATATTGTTTTTCCTTTTCGTGGCAATGATTTTTTATATCTTGATAACACAGCCTGTTCTTTCCCAAATAATTCTTCTAATGTTTTTCCTTTTTTAGCAATACTCATTTTTTCTCTTGATTCTAAAGAATGAGTATGATTTGAAAAATTAGATGGTTTCCCTTTTAACGCTTTTGAAACATGAGGCAAAGATTTCCCTTTTTTTGCTTTACTTATAACATCCCCAAACCCATCAGGTTTTGGTTTTCTCATTTTAATTTTGGTTTCTTCACTATGATTAATAGGACCTCCCCCACCTTTATTTTTATTTAAACCATTATTAAAACTATCATAAATACTAATCCAATATTTTTCTCTGAGTTTTAACTCTTCTTTTGAACAATATTCGATTATTTCAAATTCATGGTTATTCCACCCATATGTATCTATTGATTCTTTTATTAGTGGTTGAGTTCTAATACTTCTACTAGAATACACCTTCTCCCTCCTAATTAAATCTATAGAACATCCTATATAGATTCCTATAGGAGATGTAATTTTATAAATACCAATCATATTAAAGAGGCAAATTATCAGAATATTTTGATGGTGGTTGTTTTGGGTCTAAACGAGATGGAGTGGGTTTTCCAACAATACCGGGGGTTCCATTTAATGAATACTCATTATGTTGTTTAGAAGTTTGTAATGCTGTTACATTATTTTGAGATACACCACCTGTTGATAGGTGGGATTTTACTACTTGGTCTATTATTGTTGCCATGTTATTATTTTATTATAAATATTAAATTCTTCTATTTGCTATCGCCATTGGAGTACCTAATTCTTGAGACACTCTATTTCCATCTAAATTAACTACCATTCCTTTAGACATTACTCCAACTAAAGTATCTAATTTATGTATCATTACATCCATTTTATTACCCAAAGTTGAAGCTAATATAGTAATACCTCCTTCACTACTTATTGGTTGGGATGTAATAGGTTTTTGGGAAGGATTTACATTTATGTTTGGACTTACTGCTAATCCGTCTCCTTCGGTAGTTATAGCTGTTGCTCCATATTTATCCGTTACAGTAAATGGTCCTCTTGATGCATCTGCTATACCATCTTGTACAGGTTGTGGAGATGTTGCTTCTCTTATTTTAGTTATAGCAAATCCTAATCCAGCTAAAATAACGGCTCCTGCTATACCAGCAGTTAATGATGAGGTCAAGAAAAAAGCTGCTATTCCTGCGGCAGTTAATAAAGATACTATCCCCCCCAATATTGGACCTAATTTATTAGCTAAATTCATTAATTCACCAAATGGGGTTACTATATATCCAACAAGACTTGCGATATTCCCAAATAATGTCATTATAGGCATTAAAGGGGTTGCTAATGATACAAATAATTCTTTTAATTTCTCGATGGATTGATTAAATTTTTCTTGATTGGATACTGAATTTAATTGGTCTGTTAACATCTCATCTCCAATCCTTTTCCTGGCTTCTTCTAACCCCACTTGTTTAACTAAATTTTCAAACTTTTCTTGAGCGTTTTTACCATCTATTGAACCTAATTTAGATAAAGCAGACGATTCTAATAACATTCCAGCCATTTGATCCTTACTCATACCCATAGATTTAGCTATGGATTCTTGTTGTAGAACATTCATTCCACTCCAAGTATTCAAATCAATTCCTTGTTTATTGATTTCTTTAGCAACTCCAGCAATATCGTTTGTTAAAGCAAAATATCTTGCTTTTTCTAAATTTAATTGTTTTCCCGTCATTACTTCGGCCTCAAACTCATTTGATATAGAACTTTCTATATCTAATAAAGATTGAGATATTCCCTCAATTTCTTTAATACTTGAACCCAATTTTTTTGCTTCAAAAGCGGCTTCTGCTAATTTACCAGGTTGACTTGAATATGTTGCTAATAATCCCTTTGAAGTATTACTTATATCATTTAGTAATGCCTTTTCATTAATTGCTAAATTATTTTTTAAATTTAATGATTTAACTTGACCTAAATATGTTGCTGCTAAATCTTTAGAATCTTTTTTGGTTATTATAGATAATCTAGATAAAGTTGTTGCCGCCTCAACAGAATATCCAGCCTGCTTAGTTAATTCAGTATAATTAATCAACATATTTCCACTTAAAGAGGTGTTTGTACCTAATGACGTGGATAGTTGATTTTGGGCCTCTACTAAATTTTTAGTTGTTAAAAATATTTCGTGGTTTGTTGATGATATTGCGGTTAATTTACTATTTAAATCAACAGCATTGTCGTATGATGTACCAAAATTTTTAGCAGTTTCTCCCGCCAAATCATCTATAGAGGTAAAGGCATCTATAAATTGTTTTAATAAAAATCCCCCTGATACTAAAGGTTCATTAAAGGCGTTCATTAATGCTTTTCCAACATTTTTTCCTATAACTCCTAATCCCTGAAGTTTTCCGCTTGCTCCATCTCTTAATTTTCCTTCACGCTCTAAATCAGATAATTGATCACGTGTTTGTTGTGCTATATTTCCGGTATCAATCCCAATTTTATCTAATAATCCACTCCATCCTTTTAATAAAACTCCCCCTATACCAAAAGATGAGTTAATTTTTTGTGATAATTGAAGTTCTTGACCTAAAGATTTGCTGTTATCTTCATTTAAACGTTTTTGGTCTTCAAGTCCGGATATTATATCTATTAATAAATCTCTTTCTCTTCCAGAAGATAATACTGATTTTTCTTGTATTTGGAGTATTTCTGTATCTAATGATTTTTGGATATCTAGAGATTTTTTAATATCTCTAGTTATATCTCTTTCAGAGCGCATTAATTTTTCTCTTTCGCTAGCTTGGTCAACAAGTTGTTTACTTAATGAAGTTAAATCTCTATTAGCTTTATTTATTTTCAGTGCCTGTTCACTAGATAATTTAGCTATATCAGACAACTGTTTAGCCAAAGAAACCTGTTCTTTAATTACATCAGCATTAATTCTATTAGTCTCTAATTGCTCAGATAATAATTCATTTTGTAATTCTAAGTCGTCTATTCCTGCCATTATTTTTTGTTTATATCAATAAATATATAAAAAAGCTCCCTAGTTTTTGGGAGCTTTAGTATTAGTTGTATATGAATTTAATGTTGTTGGTGGTTTAGCCATCTTTTCTGCAGCATTTTGAGCTGTTAATATTCCATTTTGTTTATCGGCTTCTTCATTTTTCTTTTCAAATCTTTTTTGAATTCGATTATAAGTGAATTTTCTTAACCAAATAGGCATATTATAAACGGTAGCCCAATCATATCCTTCCCCATATGTAACTATTTCATCTATTTGTTCAAACAGACGTAGTCTATATTGTTGATTCAGGCCAAAAAAAGTTTAGAGTAATTGGTATTGCGATGCCCTCCACTTCATCACTATCTTTATAGATTAATTCAACATCAGGAGATACTCTTTTCATTTCCTCACGCAAACGTTTTGCATCTTTTGCTAACATTCCTTTGTCAATAAATTCACGTATAGTACCTACCTCTCTTTCTCCATTAATTGAAGTTATAATATATTTCATACGAGTAGATAATTCTGGAGAGGCAGCTTCAGGGAATAATTTTTTATAACTTGCTATTTCTTTAGTTATTTTTTGTTCATCGCCGTGAGTTAATAATTTATAAGTAACTTCATTTTCTGAATATGGTAAAGTGTATTTAAATTCATTTACTCGTTCAGTAATTAGTTCTTTTATATCTAATTCTTTATCTTCAAGTGTAGTTAAATCAATAACCTTTTCCGTACCATCAGTTAATGTAAACGCATAATCTTTACCATAACCAAGTATGCGAGATGCTATTAATAGCGCATTTTTATCGCCTATAATCATGTCATCTAAATTAATTTTTGATACAAGTAACGATTCAATAACTTTATCTAAAACGGTCCCGTTTTTGATGTAGTTTTGATTTGTTAATATATCTTCACTTCGAGCAGTCATATAACTCATTTCTACTACTCCAGATGATAAAGGGTTATCTAATGGATATATGAGACCTTTTGAAGGAAGATCGATAAATTCTGTAGGTATTTTAAATTTTTGTTCCATAATATTTTATTTATGTATATAAATATATAATTAAATCAAAAAATTTAGTATCCTTCATTAAATATATCAAAACTAGAAGGCTCTCCAACAGATATTAAATCTTGAGGGTTTTGAATTTTAGCCCATATAGTCCACTTACCAGCAATTAAAGGAGATAATATATTGTAATATATTATTCCTTCCTCTGGGTTTTCGATTTCGGCATCCCACTCTCCTATATCTCCTGAAGGGGTTCTATATCCTATTTTGGATAGACTTCCAGATGATATATTTCTTCCAGTATTTAAACGTATAGTAACGTCTGTTTGAGTGTTATATATTTTTCCCATAATATTATTTATTTGTTATATATTTTTCTATATATGAAGTTTTATAGATTTTATTATTTATTAAAGAGTTCAATGTAATATTTTTTGATTTAATTGATGAATTTTGTAATAATACATTACATATAAATGATTTAATTAATAATTTATTATTAATTATTGACGATAAATATATTATATCATTATTTGAAAAATCATACTCAATTCCTAGAGCATCTAAGAAAGAAATTAAGGAATGTGAATTTAATATAATATTATCTTCTATAATATTAAACACATCTACATCTAATGTAGAATTTTTATTTATTCCAACATAATTATCTCCTTCTAATACAGTATTTACATCTATTTCAGATAAGGAATTTAGATTTAAAATATGGTTTATATTTAATAATGATTCGATAATTAAAGATACATTTAAACCTAAATTTAAAGTATTACTAACTATAAGTAACGATTCAATTAAAAAATATACATCAATATCTGTTTTAAAAATATTATTAATAATAGATGTAGAAGACAGTAAAATATTAGTTGAAATATTTTGATTTAATATTTCATTTATAGTAACTTGAGAATCTGTACTAACTCCTACAATACTTATTAGATTAATTTGAGAACTTGCTTCTAATATTAAATCAAATAGAACTTGATTATTGATTTGTAATTCAATTTGAGATAACAATTCAGAGTACCCCTCTACCCCTAATTGAGAAGCTAATATTAATTGGAGTACAATATCTGATAAATTATCATATGATACTTCTATATTATTTTCAGTTATATATGCTATGTTGTTTAAATAGTTTGATAAATTAGAATCTAATAAAGAAGAATCAGTTAATAAATTAAGAGATTCGGATATATCTAAATTGTTTGTTGGGATGGTTTGATGATTGCTTTGTAATAAAATGGGTTGTTCTAATATTAATAAAGATGAATTATCTAAAGATTTATTAGTTTGAAGATATATATTCCCGTTTGTATCCAAAATAGAATTTCCTATAGTTGTGTTATCAGATTGAATTAATAAACTTTCGTTTAATATGATAACATTATTAAGTTGAATATCATTATTAGATTGAATATTTATTATTCCTTCTATATTTATGTTTCCTTCCCCCACTATTATATTGTCAGATGATAATAATGTATTAGTGGTTATATCCATTATATTAATATTAGATACAGAAATATCACTTTGAAGTGAAATATTATTATATGAATCTAAAATTGTATTTAAAGCAAGAGTATTATTAATTGATAAATTAATTAAAGGATTTATATCTAATATAATACCATTAGTTATAGTAGTATCAGAAGATAAATTAATAATATTATTAAAATCCAACCCCCCAACTTCGCTAATAATTGAATCTGAATTTATATTAATATTATTATCGGTAATAATATTATTTATGGCTGTTTGAATATTTTGGGAAGTTAAAAATAGTATATCATCTATATTTAGTATCCCATTATTATTAATAATAGCACCAAAAACTAAAGACAATACAGAATCTATTACTAAATCAGATTCATCATCTATTAAATTATTAGAAGTAAGTGAAATTGAATCATCATATATAGTTCCGGATGATTGTATTCCAAAAAATTCATTATTTACAATAACAGAGGCATTAGAATTGCCTGTCCATAAAGCATCCCCGCCTCTATATCTTGTAAGTCTATTCATTATCCATGAGCTATTTTACCACCACCTCTAATTGTTCCAGAAGATGTTGTAGAAGTCAAAACCATTGGGAAAATAGATGAACTATTAAAAATTTCGGGCAATCCCAACTGTGCCCAATCAGCAGTAAATTTAAAGTTAGCAATAGGACATCCAACAGTCATTCTTGGTCTTGTGGCAGTTATTCCAAAACTTCCCGCTGTCCCAGTAGTTGCCGATAGCGTTACCGAAACAACGCCTCGAATAAATTTCCCAGATTGTGCTGCAGGAATTAATGAATTTAAAGTAATTGCGTGTGATGCTGGTCGTGTCGCTGCTAATGATTGGGCTGTTAAATTTCCTGTTGTTCCGTCGTTATATGTAACGTTAACAGTAGCTGTAACTACGGTTGAACCTGTTGCGGTGTACCATTCCAACCACCATTGCACATCACTGTAATTACTGTCTCCAATTCTTTCCGTTAAATTATCGGTTGCCAACAGAGAGTTTAAATCTAAATTTACAGTTTGAGCAGTTGCAACGTTTCCGACAAGTCCTCCCATATGCACCAGTCTATCGTGAAGCTCCATAGTCATAGCAGCATTTCCTGTTGCTAATTCTAAATAAGCCCCATAACTTGTTATAGGTAAAGTTTGTTGGGTAAAGTTTATAGCGCCTAAAGTAGTATTATTACAAACGGCTACTGCTGCAGGAATTGCTCCTTGACCCGGCTGCCCAGTTGCTCTCCATAAACTACAATATGAGTTTGCTGTTTGTGAAGCGATGGAAGCTTTATCTATTATAATTCTTGATGAATTATTACCCAACGCTTTTACAATTCCGTCTACTGTTTCAATTGCCATAATTAAGAACTAGTTATTATGCAGAAGTAATACTGCAGGTTACGGTAACATTAAGTGTATCTCCAGATATTACAGAACGAGCTGTAGCAAACTCTCCGGCTCCTAATAATATTCCAGTTGTTCCTGATTTTGTTGAGTTGTTTACCAAAAACGCTCCACCAACAGTTGAAGTTCCATTTATTGTAAATACAGCTTTGGATGCAGAATTATCTACACTCCCCGCGGCGATTGTTCCTAAAACAAATGCTGGTCTTGTTGCATTTGAATAAGGGACTAATTCAGCCCATCCGGCATGAGAAGATATTGTGTCTGCAGCAATAGCGGGTACGGTGTCTTTTAATCCTACATACCAAGTTGGTGATGTAACTCCTGTTTTTAATGTTGCATCTAGATATTGATTTCTACCTGTAGTTACTACAAGATTTTCAAAATCATCCTCCCACTTTAAATTTCCGTTTTTATCAAAGCATTCTACTTTATAGAATTGCCCAATCGTAATATTATGTTCCATATTTTATATTAATTTGTTTATTATAAATATATTATTAGAATGGAAAAAATGGATAAAAGTATTGTATAAAAAGAAACCCAACATTTCTGTTGGGTTTAAATTTAATTTAGTGCGACGCCATCGCAAGCGAAATCACCAGTTTAAAATAGCATAATCAAATGCAAGTTCTAATTGTAGTTGAATTGCTGAGTCTCCTGTGCTCCAATCGTAATCCCCGAAATCTGCGCTTTTTATAAATGCTCCTTTAATAAGCCATTCACTTACAATATCCCCAGCAGGACCCAATACTACCATTGAACAGTCTTTTTTATAGAAATCACTATATCCGTCACGTCCTGTTACAGACTCGTGAGCTAAACGTTGCCATTCCATTACTGCTTCTGCTCCAGAAGGGGCAATCGGATCATATAATTGAAGGGTTATATTATTCCATTTTACTTTACCTTTTACTTTACGGTAAACATTAATATGGTCTAATGTTATTTCTCCCGAATCGAATGATGGGGATTTTGCTTTGTTAATTAAGTATGAAGGAATCCCATCTACATAAAATACAAAACGATTTGGTGTTTTTGGCTCAAAAGCCGTAAACATAAGTTCATTTGAATTTAATATTGCCATTGTGTTTTTGTTATCTTATTATAATTATAAATATACAGAAAGAAAGTAGAGTTTATTTTTATTTTAATTATATACTCTTATTTCGAAATATCTTTGGTACAATAAATCATTTGCTTCTGAGCCATTATGTACTCTTGTACTTATTGTAAAACTGTAATCGTCCAAAACTGTTATTGTTATTGAATACAATTGCGAACTCTCGCTTTGTTCATTTGTAAAGATTCCTCTGTGTTGCTCACACACTATACCATTTTGGAATAACGGGGCAGCCCCACTATCTAATTCTCCTTTATAATATCCATTACCTAAATAAGTGTATACTATCAAGTCTCCAAATGTATTTTCCAAATTGGTTGCTACTGGTGCCGAGGTTCCAGCTTGTGATAATAAAGCTGTATAAACCATGTATGGTTTTGAATCTGCTACTTTTTGATCTACATATATTTTTTGTGTGTAATCTAGGTCTGTTATGTTTGAGGAATAATTTTGATTTCCTCGAATACCTCTTGAATCTAGTGTATTATCTTCAACATAAACACCATCTATAGCCGAAACTCCTATATATTTTTGTATGCTATCTCCATTTGGATCATAATATCCAACTGATACATCATCTGGTGAAAAATATACACCAGTTTCAGAATCAGTAACACTTCCGTTATTAGTTATATTTGAAGACTCTATTCGGATTCTCCCGGTCACAGGATTACTTATTGTAGTTCCTGTTAAAGGAATTGTTGTCATTGTTATATCATCTAATGTAGCTAATGTATAAATACCTTGAGGTTTTGAAGGATAATAAAAATCATTCTGTCCACCCCCAATTACTGGTAGACCGTAGTATAATGTTTTTGTATCAGCACCATCATTTTGTGTTATTTGAATAAAGTTTGAATGATAATTAGTAAATATTGCACTATTATTATTATCGTTTATTTGTATATATCCAGTAGTTTGATTATTTACATCTAATACATTTTGTAAATTTTGTGAAGTGTTATCGTTTATTTCTTTCAGAACTGTAGCAATGCGCTCTTTAGTATTGGCTCCATTTATGGTTTCATTCTTAATTCCATCTATTAGAGATTGTATTTCTGTTTTATTCATTATTCGAATGTATTATCAAAGGTGTTATCAAATATTCCCTCAGAAGTAAGGGGGGCGTTTCCTCCTTCAGAAGAGGAGTTACCCCCTTCTACTTTCCCGGGAATGTACTTCCTGTTGGTGATACGTTAAAGTCTAATATTACAAATTCAACTGTTTTAGCAGGTTGGATATAAATCTGTCCTATAATTTGATTTCTATCTATTGTGTCAGATGTATTGTTGGTTTCATCCATAACAACTTTATAAGCATATAATCCATCTCTTTGTTGAATTGAATCAAGATATGGTCTTACTTTAGCTAAAAAGCTGTTTCTTGTTGCTATAGTATTATTTTGGAATACAAGAGTATCACCAATTTGTCCTATATATGATTTTAACGCAATTAATAATCTTCTTACATTTATTCTATCTAATGCAGATGCTTTAGATGCTAGTGTTTTTTGTCCAAAAACTACATTACCATGTCCAGGAAATGTTCCAATTGGATTAACTTTACCTGAATATAATGTATCTCTATCAGAAGGGCTTAATTTTCTTTCTGCTTGTACTACATTAATTCCTCCTCTTTTAAAGCCAGCAGGAGCAAACCATTCTGCATCTACTTTATCATTATATGCATATACTGATGGGATTATGGTTGATGGGGGAACCCATGTTAATTTTCCTGTATTAGGAGCATTAACTTGCACCCAAGGGTAATATGACGCAGCATATGTACTATCAATTTCAGATGCTTCTCCTATTGCAGTAGAAACATTTGCTCCTTTGTCTGCCAAATCTATAATAGCAATAGCATCCCCCCTATCTTGGGTATTTGATATTAATAAAGATATGGTCGCACTATCATTTGCTTGATTTAACCCAGGAACTGTTATTACATCATATTTAAATTCATCTTTATTTAAAAGTATATTTAAGGATGCAGTATAATTAGATGCAGGAACACCATTCACCGAGGATAAATTTCCAGTAGCGTTTCCAAATGTTCCGCTCGCTACTAAAGGAATAGATGAGGTGTATTCAGATTTTGCTACTCCATTATTATCAAAGTAATTTAATGTTGGGGAAATGGATTTTATTCTTATATATTTACTTCTGTTTTTATAATCTCCTACTATATTAATATAATCATCTGTTAAAGTTGATGTTTGATTTCCTATTACTGATTCTACATAGTTTGGACTATTTGGATCTAAAGATAGATTTGACCAAGTTTCTAATATTGTTTTTGATGAGCTATTATCATCACCTCTTCTTACCAATAAATTAAATGTACCGTTTGCTATATTTACTGATGGCACCTCCCATCTTAGATTATTTATAGTACCATTAGTTAATGCTCCTTTGATGTCTTCACTTCCTGAACTATTCATTAAATTACCTTCAGATAATGTTTCTATTACTAAAGAAGTATTAGGAACTCCTTCTGTTCCTCCTCCTAAAGATGCAGAGAAGCTATAAGAAGACAATTCTAATCCAACCCCCTGATATGCGGGAGTGAAATATAATGAATATCCATTATATTCTGTTCCATAAGTAGAGCCACTAACTTCTAATATTGAACTAGAGCTATTGAAAGAAGCAACTAATCCTATTTCTCCAAAATTCGTAATAGCATTTGCTAATGCAGTTCCCCATTGGTTTTTAGTCCAACTTGATGAACCACTATTTACATTAAAATAAGTATAGTCTAGAGGGCCGTTGGTATAATCAATAACATATGGGGATAAACTATATATATTTCCTCCAGGAGTTCCAATAGATACAGAATATAACGAACCTGTACTTGAATTAGTAAATGATGTTGTATTAATAGAAGTGTTTGCAACATTTCCGGTAATACCAAAAATTCCATTTTTAATATCAGAGGTTGCAGGAGCAAAAGTTCCAGATACTACTCTAGTTACAAGTAATGTATCTCCCCCTTGTTGGAAATAATTATATGCAGATATAGAAGTAAGATATTCATTTTTTGTTGACCCACTATCAAAAGATCCTCCGAATTTATTTAAAAACTCGCTATATGTTGTAACTAGTGTAGGTATATTTACCGGCCCATGTACTGTAGGGCCAACAATAGCGGCTCCTGCTACTTGAGGGCCTTGTGTAATTTGTGATGTGTTGTTTTCTCTGGTTAATACTCCCGGAGACAATAATGTTTCAGCCATTATATTATTAGTTTATAGTTATTATTTAGATATAAATATTAAATATTTTATGTAAAGCGGAGAATTAGTATTCCCCACTTTCTAAATCAATATTTATATTATCTCCATATTTTTGTATTAAAAATTCTTTAACCGTTTTTTCTTCATCTCTTAATTCAGATAATATTTTTTTAATACTATCCTTTCGTTCTGATAATATAATTTCTGATAGAGATATGTCTCCCAATTCCATAACTATGGATTGGGATTTTATTTGTAGTTTTTGGAGTTGTTCTAATTCTTGTGGTTCTATCTTCATATTAAATTACTTTTTCTAAACCCAATTCTTTCAAGACATAATCGACTATGATGTTATCATCCTCTGCCCATTTTAGGTATATTTCAGAAGGTATTTCTAAATTACCATCAGCAAGCTGAATACCGTCTTTGTCGAATATTTGCCAATAACTTCCGCAAGTATCTTGGAATAATTCAATATTAATCGGTCTCACGTTAAACGAAACCCCTTCTTTTTTTGGTAGCCCAATTTGGACTGGTGCAA